TATGCCAAGAAACTCTTCGTAAGTTTTGTCTAGTTCTTCCCACTGTTCAGCAAGTTTAGTGTTGCCTTCTTCGAGTTCGTTTATCTTGTATTCTTTCTCAGAAGTAATTGTTTCTTTGAACTCGTGTGGTATGCCTTGCTTACATGTAGGACAGTCATCGTGATTGTGATAGAAGTCTAGTTCTTTTTTCTGCTCACGAATCTTTCTAGCGAATTCTGTTTTGAATGCTTCTAGTTTCTTTCGCTTGCCTTCTATGTCACCAAAACTTTCTTTTACTTGCGTGTCTAGTGTCACTTGCTTTTGTAAAGTGTCTAAGGTAGTTTGAAGATCAACAATCTCTGCTTCAATCTTTGTAACTCGCTCCTTCTTGTCACTCTCAAGCGTCTCGATGTATTGCTTCTGTACTTTCGCCTTCTCTTTAGTGACAGTGATCTCGCCTTCGATGAACCTTAGCTTCTCTTTCAAGTCATTGACTTTGCCTTTCAATACTTCTTTCATCGTGGTAAAGATTCGAATGTCCAAAATGTCTTCGATGATTTCTCTGCGAATATTAGGAGTCAACTGCATGAACGGTGTAAATGAGGCACTGCCAAGTATTACAATCTGTGTGAATGACTTGTAGTTTAGCTTGAGAATATTTTCTTCTAGATGCTTTTGATAGTCACGAACACTGGCGTTCTGATCTACCATATCGCCATCTATCTCAATCTCAAACACACCTGGATTGCTGCCTCTGCGAATCAAATATGACTTTGAACCAATAGTAAACTCAACTTCAACTAACATTGCTTTTCTGTTGATGCTGTTTACTAGCTGCGGCTTAGATATATTTCTGAAAGGCTTGTTGAATAGAGCAAAAGTAATAGCGTCCAGTAGAGTAGACTTACCAGAGCCATTGTCACCCAGAATCAAAGTGCTGCTACTTTTGTCTAATAAAACTTCTGTCCAGGCATTGCCCGTAGAGAGGAAGTTCTTCCATCTAATCTTGCTAAATTTTATCATAATCGTTCAAAAACTTTTAATAGTGTAAGAGAAATCGTGTTATGCTGCGTCTTGCGCTTCCACATAAAGCGATTGTAACAAGGACTTCAATCGTTCTTTATCGACATTGACTTCGATGCCGTCTACATAATCTTTCAGTAGTGACATAGTATCTTCTAAGTCTACGTCTTCTCCGATTGCTTCGTCTTCAAATTCAGATAAGTCTTCAATGATTTTAAGTTCAATCAGGTCGCATTGATATAGATTATCTATAAGCGCATCGAACTTAGCAAAATCTGTTTTCTTTACTACGATTACTTTTATGCAACAGCCTCTAACTGCGTCAAAATCGTAAACAAAATCACCAGTAAAAAGTCCAGTGTCGGTGTCATCATAATAAATCTTATGAAAGAGCTTGTTCGGATTGTTGACATACTCCAATTTTTTTTCTGTTGTGTCATAGATTGCAAAGCCTCGTGGATCGTCATAGTCTGACCAGGTTATCTCGTAAGGATTACCCATGTATGTAATATTGCCTTTGGTATGCCTATGATGAAAATGACCGCTAATAACCATAGGCAAATGCTTAAACATGCCAGGATCCATACCATGAGGATTAGGGGATCCACGATACATGTCATAACCAGAGAACTCAAAGTGTCCCAAGCATATGTCAGCTTTTGATTTAGAGATGATTTCAAATGACTCTTCATAGTTTTCATTACATATCCAAGGCACAAATAATACTGTGCTGTCGCCCATCTTGATTTCAGTAACCTTCTGATACAGAGCAATGTTGTTATAGTCTCTCAACAAAAGATCAGGAGAGTTTACATCGTTAGTGTTTTTGAAATAGGTATCGTGATTGCCTGGAATCATATGTAAATCGATTCCACGCCTTTCTAGCTCGTCAAAGAAATATTCCTTACAACTCTTTAGAGTATTAAAGTTGATATACTTTCTTCGGTCGAATGTATCTCCCAAATCAAATACAGTTTTGATACCTTGACGATCTAGTTCTGGAAAGAATACTTCCTCATAGAACTTGCGAAAGTGATTGTCAAAGGCTATTGAGTCGCTTCTTGCACCAAAATGCAAGTCTGTTACCATTGCAAATTTCAAAGTTATGCCTCGTAAATAGCTGAGTTAGCACCGTGTTCTGCTACTTCTACTTTCACACACCAACAACGATCATCTGTCATCTTTCTTACTAAAGCATCAGCAAATGTCCAAGCATGTTCTGCAAACTTTTCTGCGCCTACACCATCAAATATACGAATTTCTGCAAGACCTTGAGACTCTAATGCAATCATAGTATTTAAGTGAGGATCTTTTCTATCTACTACAACTTTGTGGTCAAAACTATCCTCTAGCCATGCTTTCAATTCTTTGAGGCCGCCGAAGTCTACTACCCAATTCTTATTGTCTAGTTCTTTACATGCAAAAGTAAACGTAAATGCTAGACTGTAGCCATGCAGTAGGTGACAATGTGAATGGTCTGCATTAGGCTGACGAAAGACTGCTGATAGTCCGATGTTGTGACCGTAATGTTTTGTGCTGTAATGCATTATTTAATTCCCTCAAACCAAACTTTCAAACATTCATTATCAATACTTATACTTTCTTTTTCATCTGTTGTAAGTGCTTCACAAAC